CATCGTCATCTACGCCTTCTTCTTCGATTACTAACTTAATAGCTTCATCCAAATGTGGGTCGTAGCCCGTATAACCAGATAATGTATCTGCACTAATGTCGTTACCTAGCAAAAAATCAACGTACTGATTTGCCGCCATTTCACGATTTTTTTCAGGGATGTATTCGCGGAACATATCCCAAACAGTAATAATTAGATTCTCATCCATTATGCTTCTTCCTCTGTATCGATAGTTGTAGTTAATGTTTGCGCCGCAGTTGCGTCCCACTCTTCCATAATGATGTGTAACTTATCTTCTGTCCAATTCTTACGGAACTCGGCAACAATCTCACCAGTAGCCTTACTGGTGTATGCTAATTTATTCCCTACCTTAGATAATACACCCATTTTCTCGAACATATCAACCAATCCGGACGTAGGAGCCATACCTGTTGAGTATGGAATCTTAACTTGGACTGATTCAAATGGTTTTGCGTAGCGGGTTTTCATAATCTTACAAGCACTACGAATACCCAAAACATCGCTTACTTTATTACCATCTTCGTCTTCTTTTAACTTCAACTTCTTCATAGCGACCACGATAGAAGATGCATAAACGAAGCCTTGTCCGCCTGAGATTTTATCATCTGGATCAAACATATCTTGCGAAGCGTATGTGTGATTAGTACATACCAAGCCGACGTTGTAATTACCAAACATATTAACACAATTACGAACCAGCGCCGTAAGTGCCTTAGGCTTTCTACCCATATCACCTTTTAAGTCTCCTGCTTCGAACTGATTTACGTCAGTTGGTGTTAACAGCATACCTAACGAATCAATCACAAACAAAACCTTTGGACGATCTGTAGCATCCATTGATTTGTATTCACTCATAAATTCGTTGATAGTTTTAGCAACATCATCAATCATTGCCATGTTGAGCTTCAGTAGTTTATCTTCTGAAATATCAACACCTAGTGCTTCTAGCCAAGCCTTGTCCAGAGCATTTTCTGAGTCAATTAAGACAACATAAATGCCTTGTTCTTGAGCATGTTTAATAATGTTACCAGAGCAGATATATGATTTACCTGCACCAGATTCTCCAGCAAACACAGTTACCTTACCCAAAGGGACTCCCTTAAAGAAGTCCCCCGAAATAAGATAGTTTAGTGCATAGTTGCCAGTTGAGATCCAATCTGTTGGATCATTGAAACCAATTCCTAAGCCATCAATACTTTTAGTGATAGACTTACGGAACTTCGAAATATCGAAGGCCTTACTCATAGTCTATCTCCTAATTAAGTTTTTTGACGGTTACGAATCATTGCAAGAATGTCTTGCGCTCTTGCACTTGCTTCACTGCCAGCCGCTGGTGTAGCTTTCTCTGCCACAGGAGCCGCTTCAGCAACTTTAACTGCGGGTGCTGATGCCGCGCTCTCAAAAGGGACATCATCTTCATCCGGAGTTGATGCTACTGGTGTTGCTTTAGGTGCTGAACCAGAACCTGTTGCTTGACCACTACCTCCCATGCCTGCTGGCTTGAAGTACTGACCCCAACGTTCCATATCAAATGCTTCGCCATCTACTGATGCTTCAAACATTTCTTTCATAACCTTGAGTTCAACTTCGCCTGGCTTCTTAGGCAAGAAGTCTTTCAAGTTAAACAAACCATGCTCTTTAAGAGCCGCTTGTTCTGCGTCATCCAAAGCACGTTCACGACGAGCATACTTAGATGTGCTGTAGTCAGCGTAACCACCCTTTGATGTTTTTGTGATTTTGAAATCAACACCACGTAGGATGTCTGTTGGCAAATCTTCCATGTCTGGATCCATCAATGCCGCTTTAACGATGTTAAAGATTTGGCTACCGATAATGAATCTACGGATTGGATTTTCTGGTGTCTTATCTTCCTTCAATGGGCTGTCAACAACAAAGCCTTGGAACAAGTAACTACGCTTCTTCCAATACTTACGACCCATATCTTCCAAACTCTTATCCTTAAACCAAGGACGAACCTCAGTAAGAATTGGACAGGTCTCGCCCCACATTTCCATGCAAGGTACTTGAACTGTTACGGGTTTAGAATTTGTTTCTCCCTTGATACCTGCAAACGGCAATTTGATCATTGCACGTTCAATCCAGAAGAAAGTGTTATCGCCATCAGCGTCTGGTAAGAAACGGATGACTGCTTCTGAATTTTCTGGGATATTCCAATGTGGGTAAATTGCGTTGTCGCCACCACCGGTCGATTGACCACTTGATTTTTGTTGCGCTTCTTGAAGTTTCGCGCGGATTTCTGCCAAAGTTGCCATAATAAATCTCCTTAATTGTTTATGCCTTTGTTTTGCCTGTTTCTTAAATGCAACTACATCTAAGAATCTGCATACAAGTAATTGTACGCACTTTTATTTAGCTTGTCAAGCCAAGATCTCTTTTATTTTGATTATATTTTATCAATTGTGCTACGGTGTTGGGCCAGTTACGTTCTTCTTCCGGGCTCCACCATATTTTTGCTTCTGCTGGAAAACTCCTACAGAAATTGTGTTGTGCAGTATAGGTATTACCAGTAACTTCACGAAGCACATCGATACATTCAAAACTATATAGTTCTGAGCGTTGTGCTGTTAGTATAGAACTATCAAAGTATTGAGGATGTATCCACCAGTCTTCAAAAAATTCATTTTCACTATATTGTTCTGGTTTTGCCGCCCATGCCTTTACATCACCAAATAACGGAACGTATCCTAAACTGGACAATAACTGTCTAGATTCATTTCTAGGTTCATTGCCGTGCATATACTTTTCGTGCTCAAAGGTCATTGCTTTGAATTTAATTCCGGAGTCTAAAATTCTTTTTAGTACGGCTAAACTTAGGCTTGTACCGTCAGCATCCACGTCTACAGATATGTAGTCAACTACAAGATCTTCTGGTATATTCTTTTTAAGAAATTCCGTTAATTGTGCAGATGTTGCGTCTGCTTGCACAAATGAATTGGCACGTTTGCTACTCCATTGCCAACGGGCTTCGCAGTCTTGTATGTCAAATGCAAAACCAGTCCATCCAAAATGTTGTTCTAGCGTATAAGAGTTACTGGCAACTATTGGATGCCCTGCACTTATATCTAAGAAAAAACCATTACGTTTTTTATTGAACAAATTAACAATAAATTCGTCCTGTTGCTCTAGTGAGTGAAATTCTATATTATCCATATACTAATTTATCCAGTCAAAAGAAAAGGCAGAAAATTTCTGCCTCTCTTTTAAAAAGTAGTTAACTTGTTATTTCTTTAATCGGCCGTCTTTCTCAGCTGATTTTAACATTGCCGCACGGTCTGCATAGCTACCGCGTTTAACATCTTTGGCGGCTTTCTTTTCACCTGCTGTAGGATTCTTAACATGTTTTAACGGATCAAACGAATCTTTACCTTCGTCATACTTGTTGTACTTGTCACGGATCTTGTCTAAGCTCTTGCCTTCTTTACCAGCTTTAGCTAATGCCTTCATGCCGTCTTTACCGTACTTCATAACACCTTTAGCGGCACGACTCATAGTTTTCTTTTCTGCTTCGGATAGCGGAGGTAGGCCTGCTAATCTACGCATACTTTCCATTTGTTGTCTAGACTCACTTTCTGCTTGATATTTTGCCTGTAAATGATGTACTAACTTTTCAGCTAACTCGCCTGCTCTTGCAGATCCTGTTTGTTTCTTAATATTGATACCAACGCCAGTAGCACCTAGTGGGCAACCACCTGTTTCACGATCAATATGTGGCAATACTAACTCTGCAATTTGAGCTGGATGAATATTAGTCTCTTCCATTTCTTCGTCAACTTCACCTGTGTCGGCACCTGGCTTGATTGAACCGCTCTTGGCTTGCATACGTAATTTTTGTAAGAAGCTTGCGTCATCATCTTCGTCATCGCTATCTGTAGGAGCTGACATTGGAGGAGCAGATTTTCTCATGCTAGGATCTAGAGTAGGCTTAGAACTATTACCTGTAATTCTGTTCCATTCTGTTTCTACAAATTCAGGATCCATACCTGCACCAACTAATAGTTGATCAAACTCGCTTTGCATCTTTTCGTTAGGAGTAATTTCACCACTGCGGAATTTGTCGCGAAGTGCTTGTACCTTAGCATAAATTTCTCTGCCGTTTGGACCTAAATCTTGGTACGCACCTTCTTCCATACTTTTAGGTTTCTGATGATGTTTTTTCATGTTGATAGCAATCGCAGCCTGCTGTGCTGGGCTACCTGCTTCTTCTATTTCATCAAATACTTCCATAGCAACTTTATCGGCCCATGCTTCAAATGCTTCTATGCCTTCTTTTGTTTCTTCGTGATCATCACAACCGCAGTCATCAACTGGCTTGTCGCATGCATCACACATTTCTTCTTTTTCTTCGCCTACGTAATCTTCAAGATCAATTTCACTTGTTTCTCTCATGATACTGTACAGCAACGGAAAGTATTGTGTTAAGTCTTCTTTGTAACTTGATATTGTAAATTTAGATTTATAATCTTCTAATGTTGCTGGATCTAATTCTGATTGTTCTGAGAGGTCAACGTTCTCTAAGTTTTCTCTCCATGCTTCGTAATGTGTTTGTTTGGCTAAGTTTTCAATAGTTGTTCTTAGTGTAGATAGTTTACTGCTTGCACGGTCAACAATACCAACTGCTTCTTGTGTTAGTTGTTCTGCATTTCCTACTTGACGCTTGAATGTACTTAATGCACGGATATTTTCGCTCATTTTGATAATAGCACTACCTGCTTCATCATATGGCATGCCGCCGTTAGCAACGTGACGTTGCATGGCCTTAGCACCTGCTAAATGCACAAATGGATATTTGAATCGTTCACCTGCTTCATTTTGAATGAACACAGATTTAATGTTATTAGGACGGCTACGAGCACCGCGGTCTTCACCAACTTTGGTATTGTGGCGAATAATTAATAATGTTTTTTCTAACGGGCGATAGCTACTTTTTGAACTACCGTACATTTGTGATTCTGTCATGTTATCTTCCTTAGATCCATTTGTTGCTAGGTATTGGAAATCGTTTTTCTCTAGGTTACCTTTAGTAATATCTCTAGTATCAAATCGTAACAATCTACGCTTGGCAAATTGTCTCATTTCTCTTAAAAAATCAAACCAAAATTCCTGTGTAACAGGATCGTGGTCTTCTACAATTCCTTGGCTGTAGAATAACTTTAAATTGCCTAGCTCGTTAATACTTACGCTCACACGTCCTAGATTATTTCCTTCTACAACGAAATCAAAATCAAAGAATCGAGCTTCTGTTGGATCGATAGTTACTGCGCCTGATTCGTCGCCCATTTGTAGGTTAGAGAATCGACTACGTACCTTGTCGAATAAATCTTGTGCAATTAGTTCTATAGCATTCATGTGTGTATTTATTAAAAATTGGTACTTATGTAGATAGGCAAGGGCAGTTCCATCTCGTTATTTACGTAGTCGTGCATAGTATCGTAAACCGCAGGATCCCAGTCCTGTAACTGCATAACCATGCGTAAATTTACCAACATACTTGCAACTAAGTCATCGGGCTCTTCGTTTTTTCCTGCAAAACTTGTTCCTGTAGCAATATACGTCTTAAGTTGACTAATAAATGGAGCCGAGTTAATTGTGAGCTTTTTAGTTTCTATTAGATGTTTTAGCTTGGCACAGGTAGCGATTTTGGCCTTTTCTGTAGTGTTGTATCCCTTACGATATCTGCGCACATGTCCCTTTTTAATGGGCTCACTTAAGAAAAGTCCTGGAAATGTTTCTTCGCCTAGTTCGTTAATAGCTACTAAAGCGCCTTCTCCTAAAGTGTTGTTTTCCACTGAAAAATAGATAGTGCTTTGAATACCTTTTTCAGTACATGCATCGTCTATAAACTTGCAGATGTCTCGCATTATTTTAACTTGGCTTTGTACCGGGGTCAGATTGTGATGCCACTCACCTACTTGTATCATACTAGGAATCTCAACAACTTCAATCGCCGCATAGTTTCCGCCTGTGCCTAACGCAGGGTCTAGGCTAACAATATAGGTCATTTTAGGGTCTATCTTTTTATACCAGCGACACTGGCCCATTTTCATAACAGGTTCAATTCCTTGCATTGCGGCTAAGTGAATACTGTTGATCAGTGTTTCGTCGTAGACTAAGAATTCACAACCGTACTCACGACGGAAACGTTCTTCTCCAATGCGCCCTCTTTCAACTGCGGCCCATTCTTCGTCACGATCCGGGTGATCTGACCAGTGGCTTGTGTATGCATGGAAACCGTTAATACCTATCTTGTTAGGATTTTCGTTTCCGTACTCATCTTCTATCTTGATAGCTCCAAACCAAATTTCAGCAAACTGATCTTCGTCTGAGTTAGGAGTTGACGTAATAATCGCTTTACCACCAGTTGCCAGTGTTGGTGATATTGAAGTCCAGAACTCTTTACCAATGTTGTCCGGAACGAACGCAAACTCGTCGCAGTATAGTAATGATATAGACATACCACGACCTGTATTTTCTGTAGTTGTTTGTGCTACAATACGTGAATCGTTGTCAAACTCAATTGACTGTTTGTTATAGCTTTTAACTCCACATCGTATGTGATTAGGACAAGTTTCATAGGCATAACGCAGGCGTTGCATAATTTCTTGTGCGCCTGTATATTTGTGTGCGGCAATTAAAATAGTTACGTTAGGGTTAAACATAGCATACCAAAGCAAGTAACCTACTGCTGTAGTAGTCTTGCCACTTTGTCGCGGTAACATGTTTACGTTAAATCGATATTCGTGTAAGCTATCTACCAAAGCATCTTGATATCCGTAGGCTTCATATTTTATCTGCCCGCGAGTTGGATGTTGTATAAAGAAAAAATTCTTAAGAAAATGCTTGTGACCGTCTACTGGATCCATGCATCGCTCGAGATCAATTAGATCCTGTTCTGAATATCGGACTGCTTTGTTTGCTGTCTTGATTAAGTTGTTGCTGTTAGATAAGCTCATACTTCTATTTACTGAAAAAAATAGGCTCCGAAGAGCCTATTTGGAGTTATAAAACTATTAGATATTCTTGATAAAACTTTGATAATCTTGGAATAATTTGTTAGTCATATCTAGTAATGATTCGCCTTCCTGTACTGGAGCCTCTGTTTTTTCAATTGTCTCTGGTAGGTTGTTGTTTGCTGGAGTAGATGTGTAATCAAATTGACGGACTTTGTTGATAATATTTGCAAAATCGTTTGGATTGTAATCTTTAACTGCTTCTTGTGGGCTGTTGTCAAACATTCTTAAACTTTCTAAGCCTAATTCTTCTTTGCTTGTACCTGCAAGTTGATCAGCCATATCGCTAACTTCGTCAGCCATTGATGCAACATCAGTGCCGCCTGCTGGACCGGCTGTGCCCATTTCTGCACCCGTGTCGCCCATGTCCATAGGAAGCTCGCCGCCCATTTGTGCAGGGTCCATTCCGCCCATGTCTTCGTCTTCAATGTTACCAATAGCATCAAGTGCTTGTTTGATATCGTTGCCGCCTTGACCTGGCTCAGCTGTTAGTGCTTGTGGTTGATTAATATCTTGAGGGCCAACTTCTTTAACACCTGCTAGGTTTAGGATGTCTCTTAGCATTGTGCTAACTTCATTGCCGTTTGCGGCAGAAGCATTAATGCTGAAACTTGCAGGAACTGTTGGAGCCGCTGTTGGAGCCGCCACTGGCATACCTGCCTCACCTGTGATAGATTCTGTAATGACTGCGACTGTTGGGTCGTTGGCCATTTGAACCATTGGCTTTGGCGAAGTTGCCTCATCAAGTTCAGCCAACTTTTTTAATACGTCGATCATTTGCATGTTATTTCTTCCTTGGATCATAGTCCGTTTGTTGAATTGGACTTGTGTTGTTTTGAGCTATACTATTTGTTGTCTTTCCCTCTGCGGTACTTGGAATAGTTTCGCTTCTTTCTTTACGCATGGCCTTAAGGTCATCGTTCAATGTCTTTACAAGACTTGTATTGTATTCAGTGCCATAATAGTCTTTAGTATCTATTTTTGCCACTTCTGTGTAGTTTGGATCTTGAAGCAACGCACCTTTGTGCATTTCATCATCGAGCTGATATGCTTCAGTTGGTTCATTAGGTTTTCTTACAACTACATAGTCAGGGCCTTTTTCAATTCCTGCTGAAATATATTCGTGTAGTTCGTAAGGAGTAGTTGGATACTCTAAAGCAACTTCATAAACAGTAACTTCCGAATTACGGATTTTTGGAAAATCTAGTGGTAGCGCCTGTATTGGTGTAGTGCCTGCTTTCTTGAAACTTGAGATGACAAAGCGTTCTAGCATCTGCTTGAGCTTGTCTTCGCCTGCAAAATCACCTGCGATTTTAATTTTAAAATCGTATACTTTTTTGCTTTCGGCTAGGTATTCTTTAAATGTTTTCATAGTTATTCCTACCCTTTATTTATCCATGTTTTTAAGTTTTGCCATGAGACTATTACGGTCAGCAATTACGTAACCTTCACCTGCTACAACGCCATTTCCTTCGCCTGGGTTATCTTTCTTATCGATAGCCAGCTTCTTAAGCTGTAGTTCGACCATTTTTAATTTTTTATCAATCTTTGCAGATTTGGCTGTAATTGCGGCATTTAACATGTTGCCCGCTACTTCAAACATACGTGTGCTATAACGTGCTTCTACGTTCATTCCTAGGTCGTAAATGTCATCAAACGCATCTTCTGCTTTCTTTGCTAGAGCATCGAGCTCGCTATCGCTGATATCACCTAACCCTCTAACTTGTGGAAGTGCGGCTGAAATTTTGTCAAATTCTTCTAAAGTCTGTTGCAGATTCATGTGGGTAGGAATTGGCGCTGTAGGAGCCGCTTCTACTGGCTTTTCTTCTGCAGGGTTTATGTTTAACAACTCTTCAAGTTTCTTAGTCATAATATTACTTATTTTATTTCTTCCCAGTATGGAAAATATCGTTCTCGTTTAAAACCCTAAATTTCATGCCTTTTTGTCTAGCCCATGCGTTCGCGGCCGCCCACTTGGCGTGATTTTTAACAAACTGTGCCTGATTGTAGGGATTCTTTCCGACCTTCTCTAATATCTGCTGATTGGCTGGTTTAATTTCCCAAAGCTCAACGTGTTTGACTTCTTGCTTGTCTTGAAAGCAAACTAAAAAATCCGGAACATAAACTGTCTGCTTACCAGTAAGGGGATCCCTATAGGGTATTTGTACTGCTTCGCTTGCCCATTGCTGTATTGCCGGATTGTTATCACACATCCGCATGACTGCCACTTCCCAGCTACTGCGATAGATAGGTGCCTTGGTTCCTATATATTTTTCTGGGTTCTTCATGTTGAAGCGACCCTTGGCTGTATTTCTCATTAAGCTAAAATCTCTTTGCTCACTATACTGTTAGTTTGATAATTGACACTAAATCCTAAGAAGCTTGTTTTAAATCTATTGAAATTTAAAATTTCAGTAACTAATGCGTTTAGTTGTATACCATTAAGGCTTTGAATGTTTTCTAAGACTTGCATAGGATTGTAATTATCAATATATGCTTGATATAAAATTATATAGGCAATAGTATCTGACGATACTTTGCTAAACCCGTTGTGTTCAAAGAAACCTTTAACTGCTTCAAACGTTCCTGCATCAATTGGAAGATCGACCGAATAAAAATTGTTTATAGTATTCCTAGTGCTATCGGCGCTATCACTATTTTTAACTTGTGGGATATTTGTATATATTTTTTGCATTTTAAATAATCAATATTTTAGTTAGGGTACTTGTGGCTGAGGCAACGACGGATTGAAACGGATATCAATGTTTTTAAGATTCTCTTTATATGCTTCTATCTCTGCCTCTGATTGTAGGGGATCAACATAGCCTTGCTGTGCGGCTTGTTGTCGTATCAATGCCGCGGCGGCAGGACCATCTTGTGCGTATGCGGCATTAACTGCCGCATCGATTGTATCTTTATTAGCAGTGGCGTAATCCAAATTTTTCTGAGCGCGAGTCAATAACGCTTCTTGCTGAGCTATGACCTCTTCCTTATCTGCTTCGTCTATACTAAGAAGACTGTCAACGTTGAATACTAAAGTCTGCGCACTTGCTTGTTGTTTTGCAAAGTTTTCATCTATCTGTGTCATAGTGGGCGGAGCTGAGGATCCGATCGCGCCAGCAGTGGCTATAGTTTGCGTTGGCTGGAAATTTGACCCCACTAACATGGTACCAACCTGTGGACCAAATCCTAACGACTTTCCTAGTGAACCCAATCCACCGCCAATCAGCCCAGATATACCTCCCTGTTGGTTAGTAAGGGCTCCTTTAATTGCGCTATTTAAAATACTCTTACCCTCAGCTCGCAAAGACGCTGAAGTAATATTTTGATAATTCCTGATTAGATTTGATCCTTGGATTGCAATTCCTGTTACGCCAAGGATGCCGCCACCTGCAGATTGTCCACTAAGTAGCTTATCAGTAGCGCCAAATATATCTTCTGCACCTTGAACAATACCACCGGGACCAAATATACTACTGTTGCCACCCCCTGCTAGACTCAACGGGCTCGGGGTTCGATCATAATGGAAAGTCGCAAATCCTTGAGGGTTATCTCTGGCCACACGCCCCTCGCCGTAAAACACAGTTTCATATCCAACTGTACATCTACTCTGTGCAAATTTACTTCCTTGATTTTGATCGAGCTGATCGTGTTCCCAAGATTCTAATAAAGGATTCACTAATACATAGCTGGTAAATCTTTTTGCATTTAATTGATAGATAGTAATAGCATTAAAGAAAGGCACACTCTGATTATTGTTTAGACCAAATTTACCGTTGATGCCTGCTCTTCCTAATGGATCTTTAATATTGATTTCTGGACTGTACTTCCAGTTATTTTGAAATGCCGCAGGTCGTTGTCCTGATGTTAAGGTAGCACCTGTTCTTACACTTTGTCCCCACCATGTATCTCTGTAATAGTATCTAAAATAGTTTACCCATAAGCTGTTTGTTACGTTGCTCATATCATCATGGAATGATATACTAATAGGTTCGTATGTAATTTTTTGTTGTACTAAAGTTTTTCTATTGTACTGATTAATAGTTTCTGTTGCAATTTTAAATTTTGGCAAGTCAGCAGATTTAACTAACATTCCTGCTTCATATTCTCTATTTTGATTAATCCATTGCACTTCTGATATTGCGGCAGGATTGATAGAAAATACTACATAAAATATCCAGCTGTTTTTAGGAGCAAGAGCATAAGTATCGTCAAGGTACAAACGACTGGCGTGAGCGAAGTCATGCATTTGACCTTGATTTGTAAAACCTGAGAGATATTCAACTATGGATGGCATATAGATATTTAGTCGTAAAAAAGCCTGGATTTACCTCCAGGCTTTTTATGTTTGTGTTATGTAGATTAACCTGTAGCTAATGTACCTAATGTACGGCCAACTGCTGTGCCAATACCAATAGGATTACCTGTTGGGCCTGTCTGTAAAGCATTATCATAAGCAATAGATAGTGTAATATCCATAGGATCTGATGAGCTGTAGTCACCTTGCTGATATTGAGCTTGCTTAACGAAACAACCATCTAGTTCAAATGTTTCAAGAACGTTTGGTGTATAACGTCCGTTACCGCCATCTAAAATTTCAATTTTAGTAACAAACTTATAATCAATACCAGAACTCGCAACTGCTTGTTCAAAGAAGTCAAATTGTTTCTGTAGCTGTTCGCCTACTAACTTGCTAACAGCACCAGTTACGTCATCACGGATAACAAGTTGGATATCTTCCCACTTGTGCTTACCTGCATACTTAACACGGCTGTTATAAACGTGTAATTCAACTTCATCGAATGTTAAATTAGGACGACCAACAGTTACAACTTGTTTTGTTATTTCTGTAGTTGGTTTTGATACCCCAAAATTCAATAGTGTTACACGAAATCTGTACTTGAGTTTTGGCATCAACAAGCCTTGGCTTGTTGAGCTTTGCCCTGGGGGTAGTGGTACAGATAATTTACTTAAACTTGCAATAGCCATTTAATATGCTCCTTGTTCTATGTTATTTACCATTCCCATTAACCCTGCGCTGCCTGGCCAAAATTGCCTGACTTAATTGCACCAGTGTTCAATAGTCGAACTGGAATGTAAATGAATTCGACTGCCTTAACTGGTTCAACTGCGATATCAACCCATAGTTCTGAACGGTCAATTCTTGCCGCTGTGTTGTTGCTTGTGTCACATACAACGATGTAATCGTATAGAGCACGTTGACCAACTAACTCTAACAAGAAACTTTCAACTGCATTTTTAACTTCATTGCGTGTAATCTGATCATTTGGTTCGAACAAGTATGGACGAACAATAATGTCTAATTGACGGCGTAAGTAAGCTACTAATCTAGATACGTTAATACGATCTACAGCACTTGTTGAATTGCTACGAGTATAGTTACCAAAGTTTAATATACCTGAACCATTCAATGTTGCAATTGGGTTAATTCTAACAGTTTGCAATGCCATTGTATCGCGTATACCTTGTGGTAATGCCGCTGGTACAAATTCACCTGTTGTAGAATTGATATAACCAACTGAAGAAGCGTTATCAACAACACCACGTCTTACACCAGCTGGTGCAAACCATTGATAGCTAACAGCATCACTGTTGATGAATGTACGTAACATCATGTGGCTCGGTGGAACAACAATATAGTTGCCTGTATTATCGTTTGTATAACCACTTGGATAGAACATAGCTGTGTAGTCATCACGTGTTACTGCGCCTGCTTCACCATTATCTAAAGCAGTAGTGCTTCCGCCCCATGCTTGGATTGCTGTAGCGTTAGCTGGCAAGCGGAATGGTGTATCACCAATAACGAATGCTGTCTGCGCACGGTCATGATTTAAGCCAACCATGTTTTGAATAGTTTCTGGATATCCTGGGCAAGCCATTAAGTTGAATACTAATGTATCTGTATCTCTTATAGAGCTATTAGTATCAATCATTGCTTTCAATGCTTTAACAACATAACCACGTTGTGCTAGGCGACCAAATGTGCCTACACCGTGATCGTTGTTTGGACTTACGGAAACCCAACGAGCTGGATTGTAAGGCGTAGTTGAATTAGAACCATTCATTGGCTCGCCAGTACGGATATTAACACCATTATTAGAGTTGATGTTAATATGATTAGCTTCGTAACGTTTTACATTGTAACCAGAACGACGTAGGTTAAACAAGCGTGTACCGCGTGGATACAAACCTGGATCAGGTGCATCTGGATCAACATAATCGTATGATAACAATTTAGCGATTGGATCTGGATCAACATCGTCACCAGCACCACTCCAACGTGCATCAGCAAACACCCAACCGTTTGGACTTGTGTGATCTGTAGGATCTTGTTGAACCCACTTTAGAGTACTACCGTTGTAAACATAAATGTTCTGACCGTATTGGTCCATATTACCTGTTTGGATCCAAATATCACCGTTAGCTAATGCGTTACCGGTGCTTTGTGTCACAGGTTGTGTTACTGATATAATAGGACCTGCCGGGTCAGTGCTTGGGAACGCATTCTTATAACCTTGCCACTTTGTACCGTTGTGATACATGATGTCAACTTGGTTGAATACATTGCTGAACCATAATGTTCCATCTTCAGGACTTGTTGTAGGTGCTGTCTGTGATGGAGTGTACACCAATGGAGCCCAATTGCTGGCTTTGTGTGTATATCCGTCAACTTCTTTAGTACCTGCGGCATAGAAATTTGCATTTCCTACCCATGTGTCTGAAACAGCATTAAATGTATATGGCGTAAATCCTGCTGATCCTAGGATGTTGCCCGGATCCTTAAACTTGATTTCTCCGCCTGCTTTGTGTGTTATAGAAATAGTACCATCACCGTTTAATGCGGCTGACGTATATTCCAATGTATTTCCTGCGGCATTGATCTGAAGGACTAACTGTGATAGTGTTGTTCCAGATAATGTAATAGCTACTTCATTTGTTAAATTGCTAGAACCAGGAATACTTTCTTTGATTGTTAGCACAGAACCGTTTGGTAAAGTAGGAGGATTTGCTTGTGCAGTGCTTGTAATTACTGTAGGAGCAACAGCAGAGCGTCTCCAAATACGGAAGTCTGCAAATGATGCAAAATTGCTAGATGTTGTTGCTGTACCGTTACCATGGTTAAAGTTGCTTTCAACAAACAATGTACCAACACCAATGTTAGCACCACCACCTGCTAGATCCAAGCTATAAATTGCCTGAGCGGCAGAAGAATAGATAGGAGCGGCAATTTGTGTAAATGACTGAGATGATGCGCTATACTGTTTGACTATCCAACTTGCTCCTGAATCAGGGCTTGTTGTTTTAACATAAACAGATCCGCTTGGCTTATTGCCAAAGTCAGGATATTGTGTATGTGGTCCAAGGAATAGTGATGGAGCATAGTAAGTCTTAGCAGAAAGACCTAGTGCGGCAACAGTAGATTGTGTACCACCAATAGTAATTTGCCCTGGGTTAGCATCAGCATAGATATCTAATTGATTGCTTGAATTAACTTTAGCACCAATACCACTTGTGTGTAATGTTGAGTTAATGCTTTGTGCGATTGTAACTGCTGTACTTGCTGTGCTTACTGCAATAGTAGTACCGTTAATAATCAATGAACCAGATGCTTGTGCAAAACTTGGATTAGCTGTAACGCCAGGCACTGTTGGATAACTTGTTGTCCAAGTTGTAGATCTAAATGTGCTTACGTTAGCATTTGTAGTGAAGTTTGTCTCACCTGATGAGCCCACGTGTACCCAATTACCGTCTTGGTTTTTGTATTGTACTTCGTTTGTATTGCCCAAATCTGTAGTGATTGCATAAGCACCAACTGCGCCAAAACTTGGAGCAATAGTAACACCGTCACCATTAACAGTTGCAAGACCTTTGTTTGAACCGTCGATTACTGTAAGGCTTTGTGCGCTGAATGTTTGAGAACCTGCATCCCACTCAAAAACACCAAATTTAGTATTTGATGTGTCTAACCAGTATGTACCGCCTGCTGGTGGTCCTGATGGAGCTGAGCTTGTTCCTACTAATTGTCCTAAGTCAACATCTGCACGAGCAACGAATACTCTAGAGCTTACACCTAATACTGAGTATGCGGCTTGTAAACCGTACTCATTGCGCTCACCACCGTTTACTGGATTGTTGCTTGAATCAACTTCAAAGTATGGTGTACCAAATGTGTCTGTAAGATCACGCTGGCTTGTAATAGTCCATACTTGATTTTTGTACTGACTTGTAGTACCGGCCGCTGTGCCAGTACCTGATGAATTTTTCTTGTTGGCGGCAGTAGCAATAAAGATTAGAGGCACTGTTCCTGGTGCCGCTGGGGTATAAAAACTTTCGTTAACTATGCTTACTGATACGCCTGGTGAATTTAATGTTGCCATTCTGTGCATCTCCCATGTAATGGTTTGTTCATCAGTATTTAGCGGTTGTACCAAAAAATACTTGGTTAAATACCTATGGAAAGGGCACGAAAAAGGGCGGGTATGATTAGATCTTTATGTAAAACATGCGGTAAAAGACCAGTTGCAGTTAATTATCACAAAGAAGGTAGGACATTCTACCGAGCGACCTGCGACCATTGCGCTAGGAATAGGAAGCCTGGTCTTACCAAGTGGCAGTTAGCAGGCTACAAGAAAAAGGATGCCTGCGATAGATGTAACTTTAACAGCAAGTACCCTGATCAATTTGATGTGTACTTTGTGGACGGTAATTTAGATAACTGCCGTCCAGCAAATTTGAAAACGGTATGCGCTAATTGTCAGCGACTTTTACACCAGCTCAAGCTACCCTGGAAACGGGGAGATCTCCGACCAGACTTTTAACCTGATCATACAAGTCATCAATACTAAGATTATTATCTAGAATAGCATCAAAATTAGTTCCTACCCATGCTGTTTCCGAAGCATGGATTTTTAATGTTTCTAATTTTTGTTTGCTCAACGCCCAGCTTGTATTACCATTTGGGCCGTGATTTACACTAACTGCGGCATCGTACCATTCAGGCTCAGGGCCTCGGACAACACGGACTACAATGCCACCTGCGGCTTTGATTGATTTAATTTCATTAGGGAATCGGCAATCACTAATAACAATGTCGTCTTTGCTTGTACGGAGTTTATTTTCTAATGCGGCAATCCAAATGTCGTCATGGAATGATTTGCGACATACTTCTGTACCCCAATATTGTAGTACCCAACGTGGAGTAAGATTTGGCATACCTAAACGTTCTGCCCACCACGGATCTACTTGTTCACGCCACTCTCGGGCCATCTTAGTGCGCCCTTCTAACATTGTGCGGTCCCAACCAAATACCTGTGCTACAGCATCTTTAAGGCTGTTGGCGAAACTCTCGCGTCTAAATCCGTGGAAATTTGTTAGATAATCAGCAATGGTATCTTTGCCTGATCCAATAAAACCGCACACACCTATAATCATAGTATCTCCTAGTCGATACTATATTTTATTACATTGTGATTACAAGGTCAATCTTTTTTGGTTCTTTTGGTGGTCTTTTTAGCGTTCCAGTTTGACACTGGGCTAACTTTTTGTGTGTCGCCGGGCTCGTTACTGCCTCTGGGTGTTAGGCGAATTTTTTGGGCGCCAAATATTTTACTTGTGCTATCGATGATGATATCATCTGTATCGGTATAACCAATAGTTACTAATTTTTGCCCTGTTGGACCTGCTGGCTCCATTGGAAAATCTGGCATACCTGCCAATGCTACTCCCCAGCGATATGCTTCGTAACCACTACTGTTATCTAAGTCTGGAAAATAATGCGCATTAGGAATCGCAGTTACTTGATCTTGCGATAATGCTTTAGAACCGCCAACGCTTTCTAATAAGTCACGTATTTTCATATTATCCTCTTACAAACCACATTGGGGTTTCACCTGTTTCACTATTTCTAATAGCTAACTCTAATTTTTCAATTTCCTGTTGGCCTTCTGATTTTAAAGCATCGCCATTTAAACTTGTACCGCCTTGAGGTCCGGCAATTTGATTAAATTTGCTACGAGCTTCGCCTAATATCATCTTGCAGGTTGCTAGGGTATAATCTTTAATCCAAATACCTGCATAAGGATCTCTTACTAGGTCAAAATCTGGTCTGTGATTGTTAACCCATAACAATAGTGTTTCTTGTCCTCTTGGACGTTGCATTAGCGTTAGTTTCTTATTAGCAGGATTAAAGCGGAAGTTGATAAAACTACCAAACATTTTACCTACTAAATTTTGGTAACTTGCAAACGCAAAATATGTTGCTAAACCGCCCATGTTGCTAGAGCTTAACAAATAGGTATTTGTATAGGCCAAATTAAACGGTTCAAATAGCGTACCTGTGTCGCCGCCGCCAGTGCGAGATCCGATACTTCTGCGGAATACTTCGCGCACACTCATAACTTCAGGTGCTAACTGATATTCGTTAACATCTTGATCTACAGTTATAAAAGCATAGCTTTCTTCAACAGAATTTGCACTACGTTGACGATATACAGCAAGGGCACGGTCAATAGCTGTTTGATAATTAGATGGCTCTAACTCAACATCGACCATTCCGCCACCTAGCATATTGGTAACGTAATCTATAATTTCTTGACGGGCATCAGTTGTATCACTCATGCTTATATTTAGTTAAATACACTACTATGCCAAGACTATCTCTATACCGCCCCGAAAAGGGCAATGATTTCAAGTTTTTTGACCGCTTGATTAATGAACAATTTCAGGTGGGCGGAACTGACATCTACATACACAAGTATGCTGGCCCTGTTGCTCCTGAAACGGAAGCATCTCCAGCACAACCTACAAATACCCACTACGATCCCGTACTAGGTATACAAGATTTGCTGTTAATGGAAAACAGAGATCGTCATTACGAGCCAAATGTTTATATTGGACGTGCAATTTATACCATGCAGGACTTAGATTTTAATCTAAGTCAATTTGGTTTATTTTTAACCAACGACAATGTTATGATTCACGTACACTTGCGTACTATTGTTGAATTGCTAGGTAGAAAACCTGTATCGGGCGATGTGTTAGAGTTACCTCATTTAAAAGACGAGTATGCCTTAGGTGATGCATCTATCGCACTAAAGCGATTTTATGTTGTCCAAGATGTAACTCGTCCATCAACTGGCTTCAGTCCTACTTGGTATCCGCACTTACTAAGATTAAAATGTGCTCCTATGATCAACAGTCAAGAGTACGCAGAAATACTAAATCAAGAGCAGTACGATACTCAAGGAAATCCTGCAGGAACATTAGCAGAATTAAACACAACACTCAACATTGCTCAAGCAATTAATGATGCTATCATAGCACAAGCAGAAGCTGACCTACCAATGAGCGGATACGACACTACTCCGTATTTTGTTGTTCCATTAAACGAACAAGGATTAGTTGATGTTGAAGATGTTAGCGATACTAACATTGACGTTACAGCCGAAGGAACTATTGATGCTTCTGTTGTTCTTAGAACTCCCGAACATGAGTACTATGTAGGATATAACACAGGCAGTACTGTTCCTCCTAACGGTGCTCCTTACACATTTGGCATCAACTGGCCAAGCAATCCTATTCTAGGACAATTCCACTTGCGTACAGATTATTTTCCAAATAGACTTTTTAGATACGACGGTTCTTATTGGCTCAAGTACGAAGATAATGTAAGAATGGAGGCAACTAATACTCCAAGAGACGGAAACATGACAACACCAAATAGTCAAACTCGTCAAACAGAAGTTACCAGCTTTATTAATAATACAAATACTGCTACAATCGGCACTAAGGTTGTCCAAGAGCGCCAAGCACTAAGTAAAGCACTAAGAATAAAGGCGGACAATTAAGATGGAATACTTTTATGACGGGCAGATAAGACGCTACCTAACACAGTTTATGCGTCTAATGAGCAATTTCAGTTACAGCGACAATAAAGGAAATTTAACCAGAGTACCTGTTCGCTATGGTGATATGAATCGACAGGTTGCACAGATACTGGCAAAGAACAGCGAAAACACTATGCCAACTGCTCCTCTTATTGGATGCTACATTAAGAACTTAGAAGTTGCACGTAATCGATTACAAGAGCCTACGCACATTAGTAAAGTACATGTTAAAGAAAGAGATACTTGGATCAATCCAGATACTGGAGAAGAAGAATTTTTAAATATTGAAGGCGAAAATTATACTGTAGAACGCCTAATGCCTGTGCCATACGATTTAACATTTCAAGCAGACATATGGACAACTAACACAGATCAAAAGTTACAATTAATTGAGCAAATGTTAGTACTGTTCCGTCCTAGTTTAGAATTACAAACAACTGACAATTATTTAGACTGGACAAGTCTAAGTACTTTAGAATTAACAGAAATGACATTTAGTAGTCGTCAAATTCCACAAGGTACTGAACAAGATATTGACATAGCTACGTTACAGTTTGCAACTCCAATATGGTTAACAACACCTGCTAAAGTTAAACAGATGGGAATCATTACAAATATTATTACATCTATATTTGTTGAACCTGAAGGCACATTAGAGTCCGGCGAATATCATTCATATACTGAAACTGATTTCTTTGGCGGAAGAACTGCTACAGCAGTCGACGGAACTACTTTAGGAAATCTAGGAGTGTTAATTATTGACGGAACAGCAAAATTGTTAGCTCAATATGAAGGACTTTCAAGCGACGAAGTTCCTTACAAGTACGGAACAAATATAAGTTGGTTGCGAATACTTGATCAATATCCAGGAAAGTTCCAAGCAGGACTAAGTCAAATTAGACTTTTAAAACCGTCCGGTACTGAAATTATTGCACGTATTAGTTTAGATCCCGCTGATGAATCTGTCATGCACTTAGACTATGACGTTGATACTATTCCTGCTGATACACAAGTTCCACCAAATAGTGGTAAAACTTATATTGATGCAATTATAGATCCAACGACATTTGTTCCTGATAATCCTGTTGCAGGAATACGATATCTAATATTAGAAGATATTAATACAGATCCTAAATTAGCACAAGCATTAGCCGAAGACCAAGCGGCAAAGGCCTGGAGAAATGCTGACGGAACGTACTTAGTAGCACATGCAAACAATATCATTACATGGAACGGAACAGCATGGTCTGTGATATTCAGTTCGCAGTCAGTTACTGATCTTACCTACATAACTAACATTAGAACCGGCATACAATATGTATGGGACGGTGAAATGTGGTCTAAGAGCTTTGAAGGTGAATACAGATCAGGTAACTGGCGATTATTTTTATGAACGATATAATTTGTAGTGGTGGTATATTTTTTGCAAAAGATACAAAAAGATTTTTATTTTTATTGCGCAATCAAGGCAAGACTGCAGGAACTTGGGGAATAGTAGGCGGCAAAAACGAGCCGCTAGATACTGCGCCCATTAATACTTTAAAAAGAGAAATTACTGAAGAAATTGGGTTCTTGCCAGAAGTTGACAAGTATATTCCGCTAGAATTATTCACAAGCAAAGACGAAGGCTTTCATTATCACACATACATGTTAGTAGTTAAGGAAGAATTTATTCCTAAACTTAACGAAGAACACGTTGGCTATGCTTGGTGTGATCAAGAACATTGGCCAAAACCATTACACAATGGTGTACGTGTTACCCTTAATAATAAAATTATCAAAGCTAAGATAGATACTGTAATCGATATCTTAGCTTGATTTGCGTACTACCAGCAGATAAAACCCATTCCACCAAGCAGTTAGATCTTCTTGATCATTTAAAATAACTTTAGAATACACAACATCAAGACCTGCTGCCTTGATCCCTGCATCGGTTCCTGCAACTACACCTTCCCAATTAGCATCATCAACTAATATAAATGCTTCATTGGCAAGTATTTTAGAAAAATATTTGATAGCTTTTGCAGTAGTATTTGGATCGTGCGGGCCGTCATAGAATAGGAAATCGACTGGTTCAATTTCATCTAAGTTAACGTCAAACATATCGGACTCATAGACAATAACTCTGTTGTCGCCTTTGAAACGTTTTATGTTTTTAATAAAATCTTCTTTATTGTTCTCTGGCATTTCAAAGATTCCATTATCTGGTTGATATGTATCTTTCCATGTGTCTATGCAAATAACTTCTAAAGAATTATCTTTAAGGGCCGCACAGGCTGTTGCACCTAACGCACTACCTACTTCTAAATACCGTGTAGAATTCTTAGCTAACTTATTGATAAGACTTTCCATCTTCCAGCTGGTCAAGCCAGGAACATCAATATTAATCATATCAATAGAACTATTCATCACACTATCAATTGCTTGAGCAATTCTAGGCGATGTTATTTCTGTACGTTTCTTATTAACAACTTTATCACAGTACTGGCATTCCCAGCAATCAAATTTACAGTTCTTAATTTTATCTCGCCAAATATTAATCGGCTTTTCTGTTAGGTTACCTTCTTCAATATATTCTTCAAACCCGTCAAATAAGATTTCATCGCCTTCAACAAAACCTGCAACTATATCGAGCGTTTCGTGAAAACGTTCAATGCTTTCTCTGCCGTGCATTTTGAATACATCAACATAGTCAAGTAATTCAACCCAGTCTTCTCTCCATGGAGGAAGGTTAGCTGTTTTTAATGGAACTGAAGGATCTTCATGATCCCATTTAGGACAACTTACACGGCTAATACTATCATTAAAATACTGGGGACGGCTTGAATCTCTACTATTATTGAATTGATAGTGTTCGTCCATCATAGGACATGCACCTAAACATCCTTCGTTTGCCAATAGGCTAATAGTAACATCTTTGTTTAAGTTTTCTTTAACCCAAGTTTTAGCAGTTTTTAACCTAATAAGTGCATCACGGTCACGCATTAGATCTCGATCAATACACACATAATCAAAACCTGCTTTTGCATGAGCAACAAACTCAGCAGGAGTGCGTACATTTCGTAGAATTGTATTCTTAACATACAGGTCTGGATATCGTGCTTGTATTTGTCCTGTAGTCATCCAATGAATATGTGGAAGAATTACAGAACGGATGCCTGCGTCATATAAAGGCTGGAAGTGCTCTAGCCATATGTCAAGGTTCTTTTGAGTTGGTGCTACATCAATGTTATTAAAGGTAGCACAAAGAGGGATGCCGGTCTCCCTATGAAGGTTGAACGCGGCATCTATTACAGAGAATGCATCTTGCTGGGAAACAAATATGTCTCCCATAGCATCTTGATTAAACGGAGGAATTCTTGAAGTAAAGTATATGTCAAAGATATAATCTTTGTAATACTTGCAAAACTCTAAAAAATTAAAGTATTGCTGTTCCGTTAATTTTGGGTTGATTGGTAAGCTGAATATTTTTTGCGTCTTCGCAGATGTCTGGGATTGTTTCATCTCTACTCTCTAGTAATTTATCGATAGAACCTTGTACGCCTAACGATATATTATGTATCCCTGCTTGGACCAGGCCAGCATACTTTGTGGCCATTTGTAGAGTTTCAATTTGATCAGCTTCTGGCATCATAGCAATACTGTCCCAATTGCCCGAACCAATTCTGCCGTAACTAATAATGTCTGTTGCGGCTTGCTTACCCATACGAGCAATCCAATACTTTCTTTCTTCTTCTGCATTTTCTGCGGCAAACCATTGTAGGTCTTCGTCAGTCTTTGCATAGAATTTTACAATTTCCATGAAAGCATTAATTTCTCTTTCTGCTTGTAGCATCTTACGCTTCCAAATAGTAATATCGTAATCGTTTTTATCGATATCTACTTGAAGCATTTCCTTGGCAATTTCGTCAACTGCTTCGGCTTGATCGCGCAACCACTTTTTACGTAGTAATTCTGCTTTGCGCAAACTAGATTTGATTTCTTGATAAGCATGGTAACGAGCTTCAAGCTCCATATATGCTTGTCGTACCTGACGCCACGGAGTTAACTGGCTTCTTGCGACAAAGTTCTGGCATTGGTATGCTGTCATACCCATATTAGAGTGTACAGCATAGGCCATGATTTCTTTTTCAAAATCGCCCATTCCGTAACGATTTAAAAACTCTTCGTCGATTTTAATTTCAGTTACGTCTGATGCTACGATATTTTCTATATCTTTAATATATGCGTTTGTTGTCTTAGAATTGGAATCCATGTGGAACCTCTGTTGTTCTTGTTAAACTGTCGGGTCCTTGGGTTAATCCCATCGCTTGGGCTTGTTTTCCGGGGATGGCTAATCCAAAGTACCTTTCGTACTGGATATTTATATCCCACACATTTTCGCATGCTTTGAAATCGGCTAAGATTCTTTGTTGCTGTACTAATAGCTCTGCAACTTGATCTTCGTATTCTTCTGCTTTTTCTAAGATTCTGTTAGCTAACTCTGTTTTATCACGGTTATGTGATTCGGCCAAATAATCTAAAAACTTAGTTTTATGCCCGCCTGTGCCCTGATAAGTTAACCACTCACGTGCTTCGTGTTTTTGTATTTCCCACGTTTCGCGCTCTAAAGTTCCGCTTGGAGCCATTGCTAAGAATCTACGCTCAAATTCGTCTTCAACAGTTTCTTTAGCAAATAGATACATAAAGTCTCTGACGTCTTTAACGATTTCGTCAGTCATTTCAATTTCTTGCTTGAATCCAGCACCTAAGTTTTCTGAAGGACTAATACCGTCAGGTCCGTATGGGATATGATCAGTGTTAGGCACCCAAACTTTGGCTGCGGCACGATAATCTGCAAAGAATGTACGACCATTCATTGCCATTGATTCTGTGATATATGTAATCTTTTCACGTGGCCATGTATAGACAAGTGTATCGTAAAGATGCTTGCTCATTGCAACACATTTAACGTTGAATAAATCAAATAGATCTACGCAATACATTGCTGGATCTTGGTGTGTACTATCAAACAATACAGGATCTAGCACATGATCGCCCACAATCATATATACTGTAGCAGTATTAATAAATGGATTTATATCGTATGCTGGATCGTTTGAATATAATGCAGGGGGAGGTGCTTCTGCAGTTGCGTTTGTGGAAGCATCCCAGAAATCTACTGAATAGTGTTGTGTCATATTAAACTCCTGGACGTCCTGAACTTGCTACTGTAGCTGCCGCACTTGAAGCGCAACCTGAACTTGCACCGTAGTGACCTTTGTTGCGTGTTGCCGCTGACATGCGTGTTTGTGCGTTGTTGTTATAAGTTGTCTTATCGCACTTGTTATTTTGATTACCGTCATAGTTACCAGTCATGTAACCCCAATCTTGTCCGGCCATCATAACGTCCTCGCCATAAGCTGAAATTTGGTTAAAGTAAGCAATAGCGTTTCCGTTCGTTTCGTTAAACTGTACACGGTTTTGCTGTGCATTAGACTGTGTACCAGTATAGTGCCAACCATACTTAGTGCTTAAGAATTTCATGAAACCGTCTGTAGTAAACTGTGTTGGGCTTCCAAACCAAGCATCGCTCGAATGGCTAACACCTGATGAGCCGCCGCCGATAGAGAACCAAGAATAATCTTGGCCACCGCAACCTGAAGTTGGACCGCCACCACGATTGTTACCTGTTACAGTATACATAATTTCTGTTGGGAAGTGCATTTTTTCTGTTGAGCTTGGGCCGCCGCCTGTGCAATAACCATACTGGTATGTTGCCGCGCTTGACGCACCGTGAGCACGACGAGCAACTGACATGTCCCATCCGCCTACAGTTCCGTATCCTACACCGTTAGCGCCAGGTTCGTCACCTGCATAACCAAAGGAGAACGGACTAAATGTACCACTTGTTTTAGCACGGTTAATACCTGTGTACAAGTTGTAGCTGTCAGTGTGCGATGCCGCACCGCCAAATCCGTTATTTGTTCCTAGCGGATATGCGTTATAATCTGAGAAGAAACCGTCCATGTAGTCACCGGTATACATTAACTGCTCACCGCAATAGTAAGTAATATCAGTTAAATGCCATGTTTTATTAAGAGCACGCCATGAGTTACCGCCTTTGTAACCTGCAGAGCTAAAACCGTGAGTAAGAATACTACGATATCTGTAACCAGCTTGTGGGTTGCCTGACGGGCTACCTGGGTATGTCCAGAACGCTACAGATCCGTCAGTTACTAGAGTAGCACCCCTAGAGTATGAGTCTGCGCTAGGTAATGGGTAAATGCCCGGAATAATGTTGGTGTTACCAATGTATAATGCCATTTTAGTTTCCTCTTGTTACTATTATTTATTTGAGTAGCTGTGCTACTAATGCTTTTAATTGCGCAACTTCTTCTTTTAGTGCGGCAATTTCGTCTGAATGCTCGTTGTGTCCTGCAACCACTAACGGTACTAATCTATCATACTGGATAGTTAGGTAATTTTTGCCTGATTTTGATTCGTAATCTGACGTAACGTCAATTGCCGCTAGGCCCACTGCTTCGGGCTGTACTGCTTGTACTTGTGCCGCATTCAAACCAACTTGTTCTTTGGTAGATTTGTGTCCTAGGCTAATAGCAAGTTCGTTATTAACGTAGGTAAATGTATCAAGTGTTCTTAATTTTGCACTTGCGTTTGTTATAGGAGCAAGTACAGTTTTTAATCTAATATCAGAAGTGTTAGTATACAAGTCGCCGGTTACATATAGTACACCGTTAACCTGCATTGCACCTGTTCCGTTTGTTTGGAACAAGTTGTTACCTGTACGATAGATATAAATTTCACTACCGCTGTTTCCGCGGATATATGAACCAGCGGCGTAACTGTAGTTACCAAAGAATAAACTACCGCCAGTTGTGATGTTTATATCGCCAGAGCCGTTAACCTGTAAACAAACACCTGCACCGTTGGCCGCCGAGTTGTTATTGATAGTCAGCGCACCTGATGTTGCGCCTGTTATTGTATGTGTTTGACCTGTTGCGCTAACTGATAATAATCCAGATCCGTTAATACTTGTAAAGTTTCCTGAATAAGCAGTAACACCAGAACCAATTGGGCCTTGGAAAGTAGTACCAGCAATGAATATAGTTGAATTTAATGTACCAGTACTTGGGTTATATGTAAGAGCGGCACTGTTAACGTTAAGTGTTGTAATAGCACCACTTACTGAGTTAGTAAATGCTGGATAGTAAGTAGCATTGGTTGTAATGTTTGCAATACTTACACCAGTTTGTGCCCATGCTAGGCCAGTACCAGTTGATGTTAGTGCATACCCGCTTGTACCTGCAGAGCCGCCAATATATAATGCACCACGAAGGGTTAGACCTGAAGCAATATCAACGCCGCCGCTTACTGCTAATGCGCCAACACCTGCAACACCTGATGCCGCTGTTGTTGCACCAATTGACCAGTTACCTGAGCCGTCACTAGATAATCTAATGTTACCTGCACCGTCTGAAATAATAATAGCGTTGTTTACCGCAGTACCGCCACTGGCACTACCGAGTATAACAGCATTGTTGATGTTTGCACCAATACTTGAACCAGCTCCGTATCCTACCAGTGTATTATTTGCACCGCCGGTTAACGAGTTACCTGAGTTATAACCAATTAGAGTATTTTGATATCCGCCGGCCATTTGGAAACCAGACTGATAACCGATTGCTGTATTACTGTAGAAACCACCGTTACCTGTACCTAGCGCACGATACCCAATAGCCACGTTGTTGGTCATACCAGTATTGTTAGCAGTATACATTGCCTGATAACCGATAGCAGTATTGTTACCGCCTGTGGCAGTTTGTGCTAAAAGTGCTTGATAACCAATTGCTGTATTACCTGCAGAACTTGTTAATGCGTTACCTGCATAATAACCAATCAATGCGTTAGTACCGCCTGTTAATAAGTTTGCACCAGCCGCTGTACCAATAACCAAGTTAGTTGAAATACTTGACTGTCCTGTACCAATACGTACACCACTATGATAAGCATCGCCTGCTGTTACAATGCCGCCGCCCGCACTAATGCCGCCGTATGTAACAATAGCGCCGGTACCTGTTGATGCAACACCTGATGTAACAGTAATAGCTGTTGATTGTGGTACTGATATACCAGTTGCACTAACTGTTAATCCGTTTAGTTGTGTTGCAAGTGCGCCAGATGACTGACTTGCGCTTGAAACTAAAAAGTTTAAGTTACCTGAGCTAAGTTGTACTTGAGCATTATAACCAGTACCCATAACATAAGTAGTGCCTGCGTTATTATAGCTGTTTAGGCCAAATCCTAGCGGATATGTACTGGCTCCAACTTGTACAGCAACTCCTTGTGAATTACCTGAGTTATAAAAATAACCAGCTACGTTAGTTGTTGTGCTAACGTTAAGACCGTATGTCGATCCTGATCCGCCAATTGCCAAGTTAGCACTTAAGGCAAATGATCCGCCAATGTTTAAGTTGCCAGAAATTCCTAGCCCGCCGGCAACTACTAGAGCACCAGTACCTGTCGTTGTACTTTGTGTTGGTGCAGTATAAGAACCAACGTAGGTAATGCCCTGATACGGTGCAATTTGTACTTGACCTGTTGCTTGTATTACTAGGCTTGGAATACCGCTGGTGTCTGTAACAGCATAAATGTTACCAGCCATGCTATCAATAACACTTTGTAACTGACCGCTTGTTCCTTCCCATGCTTGTGTACCGTTATCAAGTACACGTATGTATGTAGATGCAGAGCTGGCAGCGGCACCACCAGTAAACCTTATAATCGGCTCAGCAGTGCTTGAACCAATGTTTGGCGTTATTAAAATATTACGATCGGTATATGCCATCTCTTATTCCGTTATGTTCCTGTATTTATTGGTCTATTATATTCCAAAACTTGCGCGATATGCCTGAAAGACTGTTCTTACTTCTGTATCGCTTAGTACTCTGCTATAGAATAATGTAGGTCCTATCTGTCCGTTAGGAGGTCCACTATAAAACAGCTGGAAATTGCCCGCTATACTTGCAGATCCTGCTAAACTGCCTTGGTTGTCTAACACACCATTATAATAAATTTTGCTTGTTCCTGTTCCGCCGGGCGATCCAGTACCACTAAAACTTCCTGCCCAGCTATGCCACACACCTGTAGGAACTGTAGTGTTTGAGTTTAAGGTACCGCCTGTTAAGTACGATCCCCACTGCATTACGTTTCCGTTACCCATGTACAAGTTTGCAGTATTTGAGCCAGATGTGTAACCAAATGTGCCGCCTGCTTTTGTTGTCAAGTTCATAAACTGTATTACAGTATAACCTGAACTAAGCGTTAAACTATAAGAGTTATTACTGCTGACAGTATAAGCGGCACCTGGAGTAAAATAGTTTCCTGACCATGCACTTGCTGAACTTAAAGTCAATGCTTGGTTGTCTACCTGATTGTATGCGGCAGTGCCTGTACCCGGATAGCATTTAGTATTGCGAGGGTCGGCCATAAAGACCAAACCCGATAAAGGTATAAATGGTCCAATATTAATTGACATTATAGTTCTCCCTCTACGTCTAACTTGCCTACATCTTTACGTTCAGCCCATACTGTATAGAAACAGTTAATTTTCTTGTTCATAATATTTTCGTTACCGATGTAAATCTTGTTGTTTTCAATACGATCAACATACAGTTTCTGATGACTTCCAATTGGAGTTATATCAACTGTTATAGAATTTTCATCAACTAACGCTGTCCAGTAATCTGGTAATTCAATTACGCCCGATGTGCAACGACCGCGTACATAAACTCCATTTTCTGGTCCTTCTAATGAACCGTACTGTAGTTTCTGGCCTGGCTTAGTTGGATGATCAATTAAGAAGCTCTTAGCAGTTGCATACAATGTACCACCAACATATACGTTACCACCAACTCCAATACCACCGTTAGTTATAATTAACGAACCAGTTATTGTCGATACTGAGTTAATACCAGATGCAATAGTTAGACTGTTGTTTGTTGTACCACCGAACTGTTGCATCAAGTTTGCGTATGTAGTTACAGTACTTCCTGCGACAGTTGCAGTAGTAGCAACAAACAAGCTACCACCTGTGTAGATGTTATTGCTTGTTGAAGGAAGAGCACTTCCTGTAGTTGCTGTATAGTAACCGGCTATATAACCTGGTTCAGCTTGAGCACCGTATACATAGATACCAAAACCTGCTGTACCTGTGTAACTTGTTAAGCTGTCGTTGATAACTGTACCTGCACCGATTGCTGTATAGATACCAAATAGTGTTGCAGTTGCAGTACCTGGTGCGTTGACAGTTAATGAGCAACGATACCAGTTACCGGTGCCTACGTATGGAACTAATTCAATACGACCAGTTACTGGATATAATCCAGCGGCTGTATTTGCTACAACACCAGTTGTTAAGTTAAACCATGCTGTATGTGCTACACCTGCTACTGTTACGTTAATTGCACCGTATGTGCGATCAGCGGCCTGCATGTAAACGCTAACAGTTATTGGACCAGTTTGGCTAATAACCTGTTGGAAATAGTGATTACCTGTAGCACTTGTTTCAACTAACTTGGAAGCATTTAGTGTACCGTCTGGGCTATATGTACTACCTGCTTGGTAAGATGAATTTAGTTTAGTCCAGTTAGCTTGTGAGTAGTCACTTGAGTAAACTAATATGTTACCACCTTGTGCATATACACCGTTAGATATACTTGCGCCGCCGTGGATGGCATTGTTTTGTGTTATTAGGTTAGCACCGCTATTAATAAACACACTCGAGTTACCAATAACAACTGGACCGCCAACAAATAGATCTTTACCAATACCAGCACCACCAACAGTTGTTAAACCGCCAGTTAATGTTGATACAGAAACTGTTGCTGTATAAACGTTGATATACGGAGTACTTGTTGAAGTACCACTACCGCCACCACCACCGCCACCAGTGCCAACTAATGTACCGTTAGCATAGATGTTACGTGCATAGATATCACCTGCAACTCCTAGGCCACCTGCGATTGTTAATGCACCTGTTGCTGTACTTGTTGCAGAAGTAATGTTAGTAATAGCAATCTGACCAGGATGTGTTAATACGCCACCGCTGTTCCATACTGCACGTAAGTTACCTTGACCGTCTGACAATAAAATATTGTTGCTTGATGTAGCAATAGTTGATCCATCAATGCCACCAATTACAACGTTATATGCACCGCTGGTAATTGCTTTACCTGCTTGATAACCTAGTGCAACGTTTTGTGTACCAATTGATTGTTGTAGAGCTTGATAACCTATTGCAACACTTGATGATAGTGTAGTTGAGTTACCGTTACCTGCACCCGAGCCAACTATAGTATTGTTAGTACCAGCCGCAATATAGTAACCTGCGTTCTGACCAAATATAGTATTAGCAGTTCCGCCTGTTAAAGAATAACCTGCTGAGTTACCAACTAATGTATTTTGTGCGCCTGATACTGTAGGGCCTGCATAGGCACCAATTGCAACAGTTTGAGCACTGCTTGTAGTTGCAGGGAATCCTGAGTTACCACCGTTTAAGAATATTGATCCTTGACCTGCGCCGCCGTCGTCGCCGACTGCAAGTTGAATAGTCTGCCAGCGAACTTTACCAACGTTGGTAGCAAAGTTTATATTGCCACCAGTCCAAATATTTCCGCCTAAACCTATACCACCGTTAGTAACAACTAATGATCCAGTAACTGTGCTGTTAGATTGTGTTGCAACTAGAAGGTTAGTTTGACCTGTTACGTTTAGAGTATTAGCCAATGTAGTGATACCACCAACATACAACTGTCTACTAATACCAACACCACCTGTTGTGTACAATGCACCAGAGCTTGTTGATCCAGAATCTGCTGTGTTGGCTATAAACAACGGAGCAGTAATTGTACCGCCGTTAAATGCTCCAGAGAACGCACCAATATTTTGTGTTGTAACAATTTGATAACCGTTAATCCAGCTACTATTAGTTAGGTAAATGCTCTTAGCGCCAATACCACCTGTAACTTGTAATGCATTACCTGCAATACTAGAAGTACTTGCAATACTTTGACTAATAACTGTAGTACCAGTAATGTTAGCTGTAGCCGCTACAAACAAGTCGCCACCAATACCAACACCACCGTAGGTTACAATACTACCACTTTGTGTGCTAACCGCCGCCGTAGCTGTAGAGATAGTAAATGTACCATTACCAAATCGAGCCATTTCATAATTTGACTGATTGGCAATAATCATGTTTGTGCTGTAACTCATTACAGCATCACCTTGAGCCGCAGTACCAATAAAGTTACTTGCGGCACCTGCTACACCAACTCTCCAGTCAGATTGTGCGCCGCCGCCTGTTCTTGTTACTTGTACGTCAACATATTGACCTGCATTACCTGAACGGAATACGTGATCAATATTACCACCAGTTGCATATAAACCATATCCTGAAGAAGCAGAACCACTTAGATGTAACTTACCTTGTAAGTTGCTGGTAGCACCGATACCCATGTTGCCGCCTGCGGCACCGCTATCAATGATACCACGTAGTGTCATTGATGTACCATTGGTTGAGTAGAAACCAATTGAACCGTTCAATCCAGATACAGCACCAATTGCCGCACCACCTGTACCAAATGTTTGATTTGCGTTCATAAACGCAATACCTGAAGTACCAATACCTAATAGGTCACGACCAATTTGCCAACGCGGAGTAGTTTCTGTTGTAGCAATTTCATAAATTGCTTGTGAACCACCTGCGTTAGTGATTTGTACACGACTGTAATTGTATGCACCAGCAACAATGTTGCCGTTAACTTCAAGTGCTTGGTTTGGTACTGCGGTATTAATACCTACGTTACCACCAAAGTAACCATTGCTTGCAACAGTTAAGTTTCCTGCAATGCCTGCGCCACCGAGTACTTGTAAGCTACCACTTGCTGTGTTACCTAGTGTACCTGGAGTGTTGTACGCTTGACCTACTGCGGCAAAGCCTCCTGTGTATAGGTTACCACCAATACCAACACCGCCATTTTGTACAATCAGCGCACCAGTTTGTGTGCTAACAGCCTGTGTACCGTTGTTGATTGTTAGGGCCGCATTAATTGTACCACCAGAAAAGCTGTTGATGTTAGCCGCTGTAATAATTGGGCTTGTACCAATGTAACCTGCTGTAGCAATGTATAATGTGTTAGCACCAATACCACCAGTCACTTGTAAAGCGTTGCCTGCAATAGTACCTGTGTTAGATAGTGTGCTTGCGATAGCAACTAATCCGCCATGGTATGTATCTTTAGTAACTGCTAGACCACCGTAGGTTACAATAGAACCTGTATTAAGTGCCGCTGTAGCATTTGTTGTTGAATTAACAACAATAGCGTTGTTTACATAACCGCCGTTATAAGCATAACCACCAATGTTAGCTACTGTAATAACAGCACTACCGTTTACATAGGCGTTAGTATCAATAGTTAAGTACTTGGCACCAATACCACCTGGTGTGTAAATTGCGTTGCCTGTTGCACTGGTTAAGTTATATAAAGTACTTTGTACTGTTGCTGTATTTCCAACAGTTAAACTCTTACCAATGCCCGCGCCGCCCACTACCTGTAAGCTACCTGTTTGTGTTGTTGTTGAATCAACTGCACCTGAGAATCTACCTGTTATACCATAGAATGTGTTCCATGGCAATGTTGAACTACCTAAACTCCAGCCACCGCTTGTTGATGGATTGATACTTCCTTGGCTTACCCAAGCGTTAATACCATCAAACAACATACTTGCGTATGGGCTAACTGTATTACCTATAGCAATACCTGAGTTAATTGCTAGAGCCGCATTACCTGAAGCTGTGCTTAGGTATATAACTTTATCGCCTGTTTGAATGTTTGTTGAATTAACAAAAGTTTGTGTGCCATCAACATACAAGTCGCCAGTTAAGAATAAGCTACCTAATACGTTTGCGTTACCGCCAACCCACAAGTTGCCGCCCATGCCCAAACCACCGTTAGTGATAGTTATAGCGCCAGTTGTTGTGCTTACTGATTGTGTTGCATTAGCAATAGTTAATGCATTGTTAATTGTACCACCAGAGAAGCTGTTGATGTTAGCTGAAGTAACAATCTGTGCATTACCAATGTAACCGTTACCACTTAGGTACAAGTTAACTGCACCAATTCCACCGTTTGGCACTTGTATTGCATTACCTGCAATAGTATTTGTGCTTAGGAAACTTGAACCAACATATAAACTTTGTGTTATTGAAGCACCACCAGATACTTGTAATGCACCAGTACCTGCACCAGTTTGATCTGTAGTTGTACTGATTGTTACAATACCACCAACAGTTAACGGATTTCCTTGCGTGTTGATATTAGTTGCTGTTACGTTTGTAGCAATTAAGTTACCGTAGAAATTTGCACCAGCGTAGATATTACCTACTGCTGATATACCACCGCTTGTACGTATAGCACCGCTAGAGTTGTTAACTGCTTGAGTTGTTGTGTTTACATACAATGGAGTTGTAATTGTACCACCATTGAAGTTATAGCTGGCAATAGTTGCCGCTGTAATAACTTTGCTGTTACCAACCCAGGCCGCGCCAGTTACGTTCAAGCTACCAAACCAACCTCCGCCACTAACTTGCATTGCGTTAGTACCGATTGTTGCTGTGCTTGCGCCAGCGGCTGTAGTAACAATATTACCTTTAGCACTGAAAGTACCGTTGGCTAAGAATCTAGCCCATTCAACAGTTGTATTTGTGTTAAGGTTATTATCCCATGCACCGCCTGCAAATACTAATGCACTTGCAGTACCTGCGTTTTGCTGACCGGATGCAATCCAATGTTCAAATGTTGTGCCGTCACCGTTTGGATTGAATGCGGCAAACGCTAATTTGCTGATGTCTTGACTACCAATACCTAATGCATTTTCTAATGTGTTGTTCAAACTCATTAGGTTAGTCATTGTATTAGCTGTTTGTATCCAATTCCATGTACCTGCAGAACTTGCGTTTAGGTGTATACCGTATTGTGGAGTTGTATTACCAACACCTAATACTGCACCTTGAGCACCGCCTGAAGCATTGTAAACTGTTATTCTACCAATTTCATTCTTGTTTTGTACAAATGCCAATGGTAAGTTAGTATTATTTGAACCGATGTTAATTGCATTAAGACCAGTATTAATACCAAAGTAACCGTCGTATGATGCAGTAAATGGATCTACAAATTCAAAGTATCCGCCTGACCAAATGTTACCACCAACACCTAAGCCGCCATTGATAACTTTCAATGCACCAGTTGTTGTACTTGTTGCTTGAGTAGCATCATTAATAGCAAGTGGGTTATTGATTGTACCGCCAGAGAAGCTGTTAATAGTAGCCGCTGTAATTACAGGACTGCCATTAATCCATGCTTGGTTTTTAACGTTCAAGTAACCTGCATATACACCACCAACAACTTGTAGTGCATTACCTGCTTGAGTTGCTGTGTTGAATATTGCAGAACTTACAGTACCAGTTGTAATTGTTGCTGTGCCAACTGTAATGGTCTTGAAGGTTGATGAGTTAGCTTGCACCCATAGTGAACCGCCAATGTATACGTTTCCACCAATACCTGCGCCACCGTTTGTAACTTGTAGGGCACCTGTAATAGTTGATGTTGCTTGTGTAGCACTATTAATAATAATAGGCTTGTTAATTGTACCACCATTGAACGAGAAGTTACCAATAGTAGCAGTAGTAATTACAACTCCGCCGTTGACTGTTGCGATCTGATTGACCATCAACATGTCTGAATATATACCGCCACTAACAACTAATGCGTTTTGTGTATTAGTTACTGTTGATTCTAGTAAGCTGGTAATGTACTGCTGACCACCAACAATCAATGTACTACCAACACCTAAGCCACCTGCAACTGTAACAGCCGCAGTCTGTGTGTTTGTAGCATCAGTTGTGTTTTGGAAGTTAACTTGATATGTATTATTAGCTGTTAGTATTGGACTACCTGCTAACCACGCATCTGGACCAGTAATTGTTAATTGGCCACCGATGTAAGCACCGCCTAATGTTGTTAGAGCGTTGTATGTATTTGTTAGTGTGCTTGTGCGGTTAGTACCTAAATATAGATTTTCTGTTGCGGCTATTCCGCCTAATACCTGCAAGCTACCAGTTAAGGTATTTGTAGAAGTAGTATTTCCAACTAACTTGAGTGTGTTAAAGTAACCATAACTCCAAGCATTTGAATATGTACCTAGTCCAATACCAAGTCCACTAGGATTGATACTTACGTTAGATGCCCAACTGCTTACACCATCAAAGAACAAGCTAGATCTAATTGCGCCAGGCTTACCAACTGCTAGGCCTGAACCGCTTGCTAGAATCGCGCTTACAGCACCAGTGCTAACATAGATAACCTTGTCGCCTGTTTGGATGCTGTTTTGATTTACAATAGTTTGATTGCCGTCTACATACAAGTCACCTTGTAGGTATAATGATCCGCCAATATTAACATCTTTACCAATACCAACACCACCGGCTACTGTTAGCGCACCTGTTTGTGTGCTTAATGAGTTTGTGGTATTAGATAGATTTAATGTGTTACCAATTGTACCACCAGAGTACTGATTGATTGTTGCTGTTGTAACAATCAATGCACCGTTAATATAACCTTGATCTGTTAAGTATAGGCTTCTTGCTCCAAGTCCGCCAGACGGGGCAGTAATTGCGTTGCCTGCAATAGTACTTGAACTAATTGCGACCGCAGTTGATGAAATAATATTGTTAGCAGTAATATTATTACCAGCATAAACGCTGTCGCCTGTAGCAATACCGCCAACTGCAACGATAGCACCAGTTTGTGTTGATACTGTTAACTGACCAAATGTATTTGTTTCTTGTGCTTGATAAACAACAGTACCAGTAACTGTTAGTGCGCTGGCAATTGCTACTCCATTTGCACCTTGAATTACAATTTGACCATTTGTTGTTTGTAAAGTTAAGCCAAGAGCAACACCGGCTGTTCCACTTGCTCCAGTGATAGTCAATGGAGAATATGAATTTATGGTAGCACCAGTTTGTGTGTTAGTAAAGTTTAGATTACCACCTGCGCTAATAAAATTACCACCTGCTGTAATATCGCTATTACTTTGTATTGTGCTGCCTGCCCAAATATTACCTAGTACACCAACACCGCCACTGACTTTTAAAGCCCCAGTTACTGGAGATGTTGCTAATGTTGTGCTTTGAATAGTTGCTGTATTTGTTACAGTAATATTTTTAGCAAAATATCCTGATCCGCCAACCCATAGGTCAAGTAATATGCCTGTACCACCAGATACTTGTAAAGCACCTGTAGTAATACTTGTTGAGCTACTTGTGTTTACAACTTGTAGTGGGTTATGAATTGGAGTTGCGCCGTCATATGTACCTGCGTATGTACTAATATTTCCAGATGTGACAATTGGGAATCCACCAATGTAACCGTCTGTAGTTAAGTATATGCTACGAGCACCAATACCACCAGTAACTTGTAATGCATTTCCTGAAATTGTACTTGTACTATATGCAGAACTTGTAGATAACACAGAACTTGCATTAATAGTTTTAATGTATGCACTATTCCATTGTAGTGATACACTACCAATTCCGTAGTAGCTATCAAAATAAGGATTTAATCCTGCTTTAACAATCCAGTTACCTGCTGGACCTGCTCCGCCGTCAAATAATAAACTTGCCCAACGATCGTTTTCAATACCGTCATCTTTACCTACAACAATACCTGCACCGGCAGTTTGTATAGGAGCGCCACTTAGTGTGCTTAAGAAAATAACTTTGTTACCAATATCAACGCTTGTACTGTTAATTGATGTTACTGTACCTGCAACTTGCAAGCTACCTTGAATAACAGTATTGCCGCCAATTAATGCGCCACCACCAACTTGCAGAGCGTATGTTGCTGTGCTGGTGATTTGTAAAGGACTTGTAACTGCTTGGCCGCCAACAAAACTACCAATTGTGCTTGATGTAACAATCTGCGCTCCGTTGATCCAACCATCATTACTTAGATATAGATGTGATGCACCAATACCACCAGTAACTGCTAATGCGTTACCAGCTATAGTACTTGTGCTGTATGCCACATTAGACATTGTGATAATTTGAGAAGTAGCACTATTTCTTGCCACTACTGAGTCTAATGTTTCTATACTTGAAATTGTAATAGTACCAGTTGTTGCAGAAACTGCAAGACCAGAACCTGTTGATAGGCTTTGAACGCCTAAGTTAACAATATTAATTGTTGCTGTTGTACCAGCTTTTGTTACACTTGCACCAATGTATGCATCGGTTGTTGCAGATACGTTTGTTAAAACACTGCCGCCACCTAATAGATTTAAGTTTCCACCAACTGTTAAATTGCCGCCGATACCAACACCACCGTCAACAACTAGAGCACCTGTTGTTGTGCTGGTTGACTGCGCTATTGCTGTGATGTGCAATGCGTTTGGAACGATACCACCAAGACTTGCACCAATACTTGCTGTGGTAACGATTGCGTATCCGCCAATGTAACCACTTTGTGTTAGATATAATGTTTGTGCGCCAATTCCACCATTAGGAACTGTAACAGCATTATTCAATATAGAACTGGTACTACCGGCTGCGCTGTAGGTAGTAATTGTACTTCCTGCGTATACAGCCCCGCCAATACCTGCGCCGCCAATTACAGTTAATGCACCTGTTTGTGTACTTGTGCTTGCCTGTGTGCTTGGTACAGCAAATGCGCCGCTAATAGTTAAAGCGCCATTAACTTGGGCACCGCTGTTAATGATTACAAGGTTGCCAGAGTCTGGTGCTAAAGTTAAGTTACCAGTCAAGCTACCAATTGTGCCGCCTGATAACGATAAGTTGCCGACGCTAATGCTAGATGGTAATATAGTAGCGTTATTTGTACCGTCAGTAATGATTAATTCATTAATGCTACTTAGGTTAACGTTTGCATTACCAAAGCTGACTGCACCTGTTCTTTCATTAACTAAGAAGCTGGAACCAACACGGAAGTCACCAAATTGGTCAACTGTTTGATAATAAACAATACCGCCCTTAGTTTGTGTTACTTCGTTAGTCTGTACAACCAGAGTTGAATCGTTTGTAAGATCACCACCAGCTCCGATGAAGCTCATGTTGAACGCAATAAGTTTTAGATCTGTACCAGTACCGTTAGCAACAACACCTTTGTTACCATACACTGCGGCTGAACCAATACAACGCAACTCGGCGCCAAACTGATGGTAGTCTGCTAAAGTAATTCTTGTAGCAGTCTGTGGACTTGTACCTGTTGAGAATACAGTTTGTGTTGCGACACCGTCGTCAATAAACGAAATAGAATTATTTCCGCTGTCGCAATGTAGCATTAAAACAGTAGAAACATCACTGGCTTGTGCGGCTGTAGGAACTGTGTATGACGAACCGTATCTAGCAACATTGCTAATACGTATTTCATCCATGTAACCATTAAAGAAATTAGAGCTTAATGCATCTGCACCAATGTTTAAAGAGTCAATTGAATTAACGTTAGCAACTGCACCTATTGAGAAGCCATCAATTACACCATTAACATAAACTGCAACACGGCTTAGTGTTGCATCGTGTGTCATTGCCACATGATACCATGTGTTTAAAGATAGTGCTGTTGTACCTACTGCGTTTGCAATTCCCCAATACGCTGATAAATGTGCTGTTGAATTGATCTGCAACATCACTTGTTGGGTTGAAGAAGTACCCTTATTGAATAAGGTCTGTGTAGTACCGTTGCTGTTTATATAGATCCAAGCTTCAAATGTAAAACTGTTAACACCAAACTGTAGATCAATGTCACTTAATACTTGTAGGTAACCAGAAGATCCGTCAAAGTATGCAGAGCTTGCACCAAATTTCTTCTGTGTTGAACTTTGTTTTGCAGTACCAATTGGTGTTACTGTTTTTGGTGTGCGGTCTGCAACTGTGGCAAAGCCCCAAACTGGTCCGTTCATGTAAACGTAACCATTTGAAGCTGTAGTAATTGTGCCTTGTGCTAGAGTATTGCCTGTAGAATCTTTATAATTTAAAACATCGCCTGCGGCAAATGATCCGCTTGCTCCAGATAGTTTAATTCTTGTTTGACCAAATCCGCTGACACCTGTTGCACCTGCTTGTGCGTTGATAGCAGTGCTGGCAAAGTATACGAAACCGTTTAGTAATTCTGAACGAACACCGTTAGTCATATAGATACCAACTGCGTTTGGAACGATGAATGTTGCTTCGTTGAATAATACTGCTGGCTCTAAACTACCTACAGATAGTACGCTGGCATCTAAGTATGCACCACCACCTGCGTCTGCTTGTGCATAACCAAACGGGTCAGTTGCTGAAGTTACTGAACCTTTTGTAATTACAGAGAATCGCTCAATGTAAGGACTCTTTGTAGTGATTATTGCGCCTGCGGCAAAACGGAATGCATAACCTGGTTTGTAAAAACCAGTAACTGTAAAGTCAGTAATTGTTGTTTCACCGTTTAACAAGAATGCATCTTGTGTGTTTGTTCCGCTGGTTGGCTGAACAATAGTTGAACGTAAACCAGAACCTTTAACTGTAACACCCGCTGGAATAGTTAGAGGGAATATTTCAGTGTATGTACCTGGCTCAATGTAAACAATCTGACCAGCTGAAGCAACGCTTAGAGCTTTCTTAATTGTTTTGAAAGCCGACGCTGTTCTACGACCGTCATTGGTATCGTTACCTACGTCAGAAACATACCAAATGTCTGTATCATAGTGTAGGATGTCAATGCCGTTGATGTTGACTGTACCTGTGCCAACACTGACTAAATCTAAGCCAAGTGTTAGAGCAGAAACTGTGTTGACATAAATGGTACTACTGAAATAGGCATTACCATAAGAATTAAAAGCAGTACCTGTGTTGAATGCTGTTATCGTACCACCAACGTTTAGCGCAGATTGGAATCCAACTCCGCCAGCTACTCTCAATGCACCTGTGTTGCTTGATGTTGAAGTTGCTGTTGATGCAATGTACAATGAATTGTTGATTGTACCACCAGAGAAACTGTTAATAGTTGCCGATGTAATAATCTGCGCATTATTAATAAAACCTGCTTGAGCAATATACAAGGTTGTAGCTGTGATACCACCTGCTACATTCAATGCATAATTACCGGGACCCGGTTGTATTGTAACAGTAGTACCTGTTACAATCATTGAAGTCGCTGTATTGGTAATATTAAGTTGATTAGTTGTTGTAAAGCCGCGATCGGTTACTGTTTGTAATGTAGAATTGTTTATAACTGTAACATTACCAGAATTATATGCTTGTCCTAGCGGAGCAGAGAATGTTGTTGACAAGTCACCTGTGGCGCTAACTGTTAATACACCAGTGTTGGTAATTGTTGATACCCCGGTGATCATACCGTTAGTTGCAGTAAATCCTGCTATACTAATACCAGAGCTTCCGAACAAGCCAACAATACCTGTGTTGGTTAAATTAACTGTTACAAATGAGCCTGTGACTACGGTAGATTGAACTGCGATTCCAGATCCTGCATTACTTACAGTATATAATGTCGATGTAACATTAACGTTAGTTACAACGCGATTTCCGTTATCGTATGTGTTACCTAGGTAAGCAGATCCGCCTACGTTCAAATCGCCTTGAATGCCAACACCACCTACAACAGTTAGCGCACCCGCTTGAGTACTTGTGCTGGCTGTTGGGCTTACTAAGACCAACTGTCCTAGTTTCATTGTGCCAGGATTACCTGTATAAGGATTTGGAACGTTTTCGTTTCCGCCCGGCAATACGTCTGTTAAGAAAACCAATTGACCTGTGCTTGCTTGACGACCAATAAATGCGTGTGTATCGTAGGTTGAGTTTGAACCCGTGTTGTAGTGTAACAACAAGCCGCGATCCAACCCGTCATTGATTGCTAACGGTCTATTATTATAGCCCGATCCTAAATCGATAACTGGATCAGTGAATACTGTTTGTGTAGAATTTACTGTAACAGTTGTATAACTGCCTAGTACAGTAATGCCGCCTTGAATGAATAAACTACCGCCAACGTTTAAGTCTTGACCAATACCAACACCGCCGTCAACAACCAACGCACCAGTAGTTGTGCTTACTGAGCTTGTTGTGTTTTGGATACGTAGAGTATTTGTAATTATACCGCCAACATATCTATTAATGTTGCTGGTTGTAACAACAATAGCGCCACCAATGTAACTGGTTGAAGCCACGTTCAACATGTTTGCACCAATACTACCTAGTACGTTCAATACGTTAGTAGTATATAAATCTGTACCAATAGCGGTGTTGTTGAGGAATACCTGTTGGTCAGTTCCGTTACCACGTGTTAGGACCGACTGTAAAGTACTTGCATCACTAACTGTAACAGTGCCGGTATTGTAGTCAACAGTAATATCTGTACCAGCTTGGATAGCAGTAACACCGATGTTACTGACTGTAATATTGCCGTTAGGATTGTCTACGTTAATACCAGTACCACCAGTTACTGATAGTACGCCAGTGTTGGTTGTAATAATAGTAGCTGTATAACCGTTAAACGTTACTTTAGATACGATGCCAGGACCTGGCGAAGTTGTAATGTTAGCTAATAGGTGTTGTGTCTGATAGTAAATGTCACTTGACAAATACATAGTACCAGTAACCCAAGCATTGCCGCCAACGTTTAAGTTGCCGCCAAAGCCGATACCACCTGGAGTTGTTAAGGCACCAGATGAAGTAGAAGTAGATTGAGTGTTTGTGTTGATGATCAACGGCTGGCTAATTACACCACCTTTGAAACCATCAGCTTGTGTTAAAATCTGCGAGCCTTTGATTAAACCAATGCCCGAGATATTGATGTTTGCCGCGTAGATACCACCTGCAACTTGCAATGCGTTGCCGTCTGGAACGACTGTTGCGGTGTTTATTGCTGTAGAGAGGACTTTTGTTATGCCACCAACTTGCAATTGACTTGCAAATGATGATGTACTGTCGACATTGAGCTGTCCGCCGATGGTCGCATTTTGGCCAATGCCTAGGCCGCCGGGCGTTACGATTGCACCAGTTGTAGTGCTTGTTGATTGATATGTTGAACTTGCGGCACGAACCACAAGGCCATTTTTGACTATGAAATCGTCATTAGTAGCCATTAGTTTCCCTCTCCACGTATGGCAAAAATTTGCTTATACGCT